CTACCGCGCCCACGCTGTGCTCGCGCCAGTTGTCGGCGGTAACAGGCTCGGTCGGGTGATCGTTGGTCACAGGCCGATGGGCAAGCGTGCGCATCGAATCCGGCGCGAACACTTCGGCTTCAGGCCGATAGACGCGGATCGTGTCGTGCTCAGGCATGCCAAGCTCGGAGCCGCGATAGGCCTGTATTCCTGTGCGGCCGGCGCGCACCGAGAATGCTCGGTATCCATCGCGCGTGACGGCGCCTGCGTCGGTGATTGGTGTTCCTTCGATAAACTGGTGTTCTGTCATGTGTTCTCTCTGCCCAGAAACGCGAAAGGCCAGCGGGTTAGGCTGGCCTTATCGGGTTGTGCCTGTGGTCGTGCCGCCCTATCCGGACAGCCCTCGATTCTTCCGCGACCTCTCGCGCATCCCATTGATGAGCGCCTGCCTATCGTCATCACCCGACGCCTGCATCAGCATCACGGTCACGTCGGATAGATCGGCCATCAACTGCGTGGCGCTGTAAGCCTCGCTCTTTTCCATCGTCTCGACGACGTACTGGCCGTCTTCAACGCGGATCACATGGCCTTCGCCGCACTGGCCGGTGATGCCGCAGCGTGCACAGGTTCGTGCTACCGGTGCGCCTTCGAGAATCTGTACGGCTTTGCAAGCGTTCTTTTTCATCGTCGCGGCGCGCTCGGCAAGGGCGGCGGTGTCCGCGTTGTCGGGCCGCGATAGCCTTCGTGTGGCTGGTCGCGCGACAGTTTGTTCATAGCGGTCGCCCGCTCCCTCGCTGACTTCCACGCTGTCACCATGCCCGACGACAATCCGGATACAAGACTGGCCATTGAGGCGAGATATCTACTGGCCGCCATCAGAATCCCTTCCTCCAGTCAACGCAAAGTGCCAGCGCCTGCTCGTCAGTGAAGCCAGCGGCCTTGTGCGCTTTGAAATTGCCCATCCGAAGCTCAGCAAGAACCACTGCCTCTTCAAGCAGATCGGGCATCAATCGCCGAACGGTTTCGGCCCACACCTTCGACGTGTCGGCGTTTGGCAGGCTGTGGACGTTTTCCGGCGCTGCTTTGTTCATCGACATTCCCCGCTGTTTGGATACTGTTCCAGTATACAGCGCGTTGCATTCAGTGGCCGTTGCGCAGTTAGGTGGACCAACCATCAACCCAGATCCGGAGCGATCCGCTGCTACGCCCGAAGGCGTGGTGTTACGGCGTGGGTGCGGCCGTATTCGTCATGCGGGATCGACCCGAAGCTGTGCAATGCAGCGGCATCTGATCGGCTTCCCCGGCATCTGTCCGCCTTCGGCCCCTGTGGGCTGCCCGAAGCGGTATACGTGGCCTTGCAGGGGTGCGTGAAGCGGCCTCACCCTGCCATCATTTTGAGTATTCCAAGCATAGGCCCCGATACCAACAGCTTCCGCATGTATCCGCGTGTGGTCAGCGTGCATGGAGGCAATCTGATCGGTGGCGATCAACTCCGCCCGGCTGCGGCCTGTCCCGAATTCACGCTGCAAGATCAGCCGCAGCTTCTTCACCGACGCCCGGTTTCGCCTTGCATCAATCACGGCCCGTTCGACGCGCGTCACGGCGTCCTGCGATAGCGACCGGATCAGTGCTGCGTTTTCCTGTACGGCGAGCCTCAGCGCCGCGTCAAGGTCGTCGGTCGGCACAACAGCCGGCGACAAGGCAACCTTCGTCCCAGCCTTCACCGTCTTGATGAATCGCCTTGTGAACGCCTGCCGCTCGCGCTCGAACAACAGCCGCATCTTCGCAATGGCCTCTGACGCCGCAATCGCTGCCGCAGCCCCCAGTCCCACAAACCACGTCTCTGCCGTCTCATCGTCCAGCACAAGGCCGTCTGTGGCCCTCTGCCGATGCGTCCGGTATCGCGGCATCACTGACGCCCTTGTCTCGGCCTGTATGGCTCTGATGACGGCTGTCAGGATGATCCGGTATTCGATGATGGCCCCTTCACGTTCGCGGATCGGGCGCAGAATCAAGGGCCTTGTGTTGCCGGCGAGTTGGGCGAGATTCATTCGGGGTCGTCTTCTTCCGGCTCGTCGTCCAGTTCTTCCATCGGCTCAAGCTCGAGCGCCGCCATCTGTTTAGCTGTCACGTCTTCGATATGCGGGAAAACCCCGATCTCGGCCATCCGGTGGACCGTCAGCTCGCGCAATGCGTCGCCAGTGATGCCAAGATCGCCAAGCATCAGCAGCGTCTCGGCCGTCGCCTTGCCGATCTCGGACAGCTCTTTCCGGTCCTCGCGCTCGAGCGGATTCCAGTCGTACCCTTCGTCGGCAGCGGCCCCAGCGGATCGCGGCAATGCGCGGTCCAGGTTCCGCATCCCCGGCCCGATGTCCAGCGTCTGGATTGAGCGCAGCATATCTTCGTAGTTCTTCGCGTCGTGACCGCCTGTCGCGTTCATGCCCGTTGGCGAGCGTGACAGGAATCGCGTTGCCGGTATGCTCGCCGCCGCAGCAACGAACAGCGCGAATGATTCCATCGTCGGCGTCAGGTCGGCGAAGCTTGCGCCCTTGCGCTCGTAGGTTTCCTCGGCGTCCATGATGATGGACTGATTGATCGACTTGTTTGCCGAGACCAGTGCGAATCGCTGTTGCAGCGCGCTCTCGCCGCTCGGCGTCGCGAGCTTGGTCGACAGGTCCGGAATCCCGATCACGTCCACATTCGCCTCGAACAGCAGGGACGCGACGTTCGCGGTGGTGCCAGAGAATTCCTTGATCGCCTGTGCGGCGGCTATCAGCACGCTCAGATCCCAACCGCGATCCATGCCACCTGTCTTCCACGAGTCTGCTCGCATGTCGCCGCGAAACATCGCCATGCGCGACGGGTGGATGGACGCCATGTTGCCCGTGCTGCTATTGATCCGGTACATCGTCGGCCTGCCGTAGTTCTCAGCGAGCGGATTCCGCTCGATGTCGTCGACCGTCAGCTCTTGGCGCGTCAACACCGTGGCGTACTTCAGCCCGCCCTTGCCGACACTCTCTGCCCTGAAAGGCTCTGCCGGGTCTTGGTTCGTGCCGAAGTAGATGCCGGCGCCGCCATAGAGACGCGCCTTGATCTTCGCTTCCAGCACCTTTTGACGCAGCCCCAGACGTTCTTCCTCGGCCTCAATGGCCTCACGCGCTTCGCCGCGCCACGTCCGCCATTCGCGCAAGGCGTCTTCGGCGGGGATCGTGACCAGCTTCCGGCTTACCCAATTGGCCTCGAATGCCGCGCCTAGCTGGTCGTCCGTCATCTCGTTGCGAGAGAAGTACAGGCTCGCGCCCTTGTCTCGCGTCGGATCGCCAAGGCGGCCGATCAATGACTTCAAGCCATCGAAAATCATCATGTCATGGCGCTCAGGTCGTAGCGCGACCCGCTCACAAGCTCGCTGTAGGCATCAGCACTCGCGTCCACGTCGTCATCGTGCGAGCCTTCCGGGAACTGATCCATGACTTGCAGGTAGTCGCTGTTCCACGGCGCCCTGACAACGCTCACACGCCCTTCCTGCCAGACAGCAGACAGCGGCTCGGCGCGCGTTTCCTTGTCGCCGGTGACGCGCTTCGTGACGACCTTGTGGCCTGCAAGCATGCGCGTGTAGGACTCGGCCTGCTCCTTGCCGGCTTGGCCTGGGTCTTGTGGCACGCGAACGGTCACGTCGCCGTCTTCAATCGCCGTCTTGCGAACCAGATTCCGGACATCGTTTGAATTCACCTGTGCTCGCTTAACATCCATGACGACCGGATAGCCGCCGTGGTCAATGCCTACCTTCACGCCGACCGTCCAGTCGGGATCAGGGTTGTCGGCCGATGGTTCGGTTGCAGCCAAGTCCCATGCTCGAACAACTTGCCTGAGACCAATCGGCGCACGATCAATGATCCGCACCTTGTCGGCCGGGAAGTAGTCGCCGGAGCCGATCTCGACAATCTTCCCGCCCCAGATTCGTTCGGCGAGCTTCGGATTGCTCTGATACAGCTTGTCCTTCTCGCGCCTGAGAACATCGGGAAACCACGGGTTCTCGTCCCAGTTGACGCGCCGGACAATCGCATCCTCGTCGCCGTCGACCACGAAGCGCTGGTGCACCGGGTCTTCGGCGAAGCGCGGATTGTATGTGACCCATATCTCCGATCCGGGCTTCCGTATCGTCGGGATCAACATCTCAAGGCTGTCTGCCTTCGTCGGCTGCGCTTCTTCCA